TTCTTCGCCGCGCTCACCGGCCACGCGAAGGTCGAGAAGGCGTTCGAGAACTGGCAGAACGGCGCGATCCTCATCAACGACATCCGGCGCGGTTTCACCTACGGCGGCATCACCTTCGAGGAGTACCGGGGTCAGGCCACCGATGCGAATGGCACCGTGCGCCGCTTCATCGCCGCAGGCGAGGCGCATGCCTTCCCGCTGGGCACCATCGACACCTTCGGCACCTACTTCGCGCCTGCGGACTTCAACGAAACCGTCAACACGGTGGGCCAGCCGCTCTACGCCAAGCAGGAGCCGCGCAAGTTCGACCGGGGCACCGATCTGCACACGCAGTCCAACCCGCTGCCGATGTGCCACCGCCCCGGCGTGTTGGTGAAGCTCACGGTGTCGTGATGGGCCTCGTCGAACAGGTCTACAGCGCCGCCGCGAACGCGGGCCTGACGGTGCGCTGCCGGTGGTTTCCTGCCGGTAGCGGGTCTGCCCAGACCCAGCAGGTCGGATTCTCCGGGCCGGACGACACGGCGCTCGACGGCCTGACCTTGAACACCGACTACGCGATCACGTATCCGGCGTCGGTGTTCGCGGGACTGGCCGTGCGCGATGCGGTCGAAGTCGATGGCGTGGCCTATCAGGTGCGCGATGTCCGGGCGCTGGCCGACGGCACCGAGATGCGCGCCAAGCTCACGAGGCTTTGAACCGTGTCCGCTAATTCGATCCGTGAACAGATTCTGCTCGCGGTGCTCGCCGCTGTCCGCACGCCGGTGGAAACGCTCGGGGCCACCTTGCACCGTTCGCCCACGGTGGCCATCAGCCGGGATCGATGCCCGGCGCTGGTGGTGTTCCCCGAGTCCGAATCCATCACCGAACGCGCCAACGACCGCGTCACGCGCGTGCTGATCGTGCGCCTCGTGGCGCTCGCCCGTGCGGTACCGCCCGCTATTCCTGAAACCGAAGCCGACCGGCTGCTCACCGCCGCTCACGCCGCGCTGCTGGCCGACCGGAATTTGGGCGGGCTGGCGCTCGGCATCCGCGAACAGGAATGCGAGTGGGACGTCGAGGACGCTGACGCGGTGGCCGCCGCTATTCCTGCGCGCTACGCGATCACCTACCGGACGCTCGACACCGATCTTTCAACCAAGGGATGACACCCATGACTTCCATCGTTCTGACCCAAGCGCACACCCACGCGGGCAAGCCCCACAAGGCGGGCGAGCGGCTCGACGTGGATGGCAGCAGCGCCGACTGGCTCATCGCCAACGGCATCGCCCGCCACGACCGCCAGCCCAACCCTGCGCCGCCACCGGAAGGCGACGGCGCGCCCACCGAATCCAAACCCATCACCACCCACCGCAAGGAGTCCAAATCATGAGCACCTACGCCAGTTTTCAGGGGCGCGTCTTCCTCGGCAAGCGCGACATCGACGGCCTGCCCATCGAAGTGCGCTCGCCCGGCAACGTCGCCGAGTTGAAGCTCTCGCTCAAGACCGACGTGCTGGAGCACTACGAGAGCCAGACCGGCCAGCGTTCGCTGGATCACCGGATGGTCAAGCAGAAATCGGCCACGGTGAACCTCACCATCGAGGAATTCACCAAGGAAAACCTCGCCCTGGCCCTGTACGGCAACCACGTCACCGGCAGCACCGGCACGGTCACAGCAGAACCCATCGGGGGCGCGACGCCCGTGGTCGGCGACCGCTACTTCCTCGCCCACCCCAAGGTGTCGGCGGTCGTGGTCACCGATTCGGCGGGAACGCCCGCGACGCTTGTCGCAGGCACCAACTACACCGTGGACACCGACTTCGGTGCCCTCCAGTTTCTGGATACCACCGGCCTCACCGCGCCGTTCCGTGCGGCCTACAGCTACGGCATCACCACCGAGATCGGCATCTTCACGCAGTCGGTGCCGGAGCGTTACCTGCGGCTGGAAGGCATTAACACCGCGCAGGGCAACGCCAAGGTACTGGTCGAGCTGTACCGCGTGGCCTTCGATCCGCTGAAGGAAATCTCCTTCATCTCGGACGAATACAACAAGTTCGAGCTGGAAGGCTCGCTGCTGGCCGACACCACCAAACCCTATGACGCGCTGCTCGGCCAGTTCGGCCGCATCGTGCAACTGTGATGGGAGCGACCATGAGCGATCTGGACAAGCTCGTTCCGCAAGCCTTCGAGATCACGCTCGCGGGTGAAACCGTCAGCGTGAAGCCGCTGAAGGTCGGGCAGATGCCCGCCTTCCTGCGCGCCATCACGCCGGTGATGCAGCAGATCGGCGGCGACGGCATCGACTGGCTGGCGCTGTTCGGCGAGCGCGGCGACGACCTGCTGGCGGCGGTGGCCATTGCCATCGGCAAGCCGCGCGCGTGGGTCGATGACCTGGCCGCCGACGAGGCGATTCTGCTGGCGGCGAAGGTGATCGAGGTCAACGCCGATTTTTTTACCCGGACGGTGATGCCCAAGCTGGACGGCCTGTTCGCGCAGGCGAATGCGGCGGCGGCCACTGGTTCGACACCGTCCAGCATCTGATCGCCCACGGCCACCGGCTGCCGGACATCCTCGACTACACCTTGGCGCAGATGCGCGGCTTTGTGGCCGCCACGGCGCGCGAGGACGCCGCCCGCGACGCACGGCTGCTCTCCTTGATCGCCATCGGCGCGCGTGGCGATGCCCGCCATCTCGACCAGACCCTCGACAGGCTCCAAGACCATGCGCATCTCCGTTCGCATTGACAGCAAGGCCGCGCAGGCGCAATTGCGCCGCTGGGGCGGCGAGTTCCGGCACAAGGTCAAGAAGGCGGTCGCGCGCGGCATTGCCCGCGAGGCGGCGGAACTGAAGCAGAACGTGCGCCGCCACGTCACGGGCCAGATGGCGGTGGTGAAGAAGTCCTTCGTCAAGGGCTTCACCGCCAAGGTGCTCGACAAGGACAAAAACCGGCTGCCTGCGCTCTACGTCGGCTCGCGCATTCCGTGGTCTGGCATCCACGAGCGTGGCGGCGTGATCGCTGGGCGGATGCTGATTCCGCTGCACGGGCGCGTGGGCCGCAAACGCTTCAAGGCGCAGATCGCCGAACTGATGCGCGGCGGCAATGCCTATTTCATCAAGAACGCCAAGGGGAACATCGTGCTGATGGCCGAAAACATCAAGGAACACGACCGGCCACTGTCGGGCTTCAAGCGGCGCTACCGCAAGGCCGAAGGCATCAAGAAACTGAAGCGCGGCGCGGACGTGCCGATTGCCGTGCTGGTGCCGCGCGTGCAGCTCAAACGGCGTCTTCAAGTGGAGCGCATCGTCGCCGGTCGCATCCCACGCCTGTCCGCCACCATCGAGAAGCAGTTGCGGCTGGTGGACTAAAGATGGCGAATCGCATTTCCATCCTCGTCGCGCTCGAAGGGGCCGACGAGGGGCTCAAGCGCGCCATCACGTCTGCCGAGCGCAGCCTCGGCGGCTTCGGCTCCAGCGCCAAGACCGCAGGCGACAAGGCCGCCGCCGGGGTGGCCGAGGTCAAGGCCGGGATGAACGCCTTTGGCGATCAGGTCGCCAAGGCCAAGACGCAGTTGCTGGCCTTTCTGACCATCAACTGGGCCAGCGGCAAGGTGCAGGAGATCGTCCAGATCGCCGACGCCTGGAACATGATGTCCGCGCGCCTGAAGCTCGCCACCGCAGGCAGCCGCGAGTACGCGGTGGCCCAGAAGGAGCTGTTCGCCATTGCCCAGCGCATCGGCGTGCCGATTCAGGAAACCGCCACCCTCTACGGCAAGCTCCAGCAGGCGGTGCGGATGCTGGGCGGCGAGCAGGAGGATGCGCTGACCATCACCGAGAGCATCTCGCAGGCACTGCGCATCTCCGGCGCATCGGCCACCGAGGCGCAATCGGCGCTGCTGCAGTTCGGGCAGGCCCTGTCGTCGGGCGTGCTGCGCGGCGAGGAATTCAACTCCGTCGTCGAGAACAGCCCGCGTCTGGCCAAGGCGCTCGCCGACGGCCTGAACGTCCCTATCGGGCGGCTGCGCAAGCTCGCCGAGGAAGGACGGCTGACCGCCGACGTGGTGGTCAATGCCCTGATGAGCCAGAAGGACAAACTGGCCGCCGAGTACGCGCAACTGCCGATGACCGTCGGTCAGGCCTTCACCCGCCTGTCCAACGCCTTCGGCCAGTGGATTAGCCGCCTCGACGAATCCACTGGCTTCACCAAGAAGCTCGCCGAGGCGCTGACGTGGCTGTCAGAAAACCTCGACACCGTGATGAAGTGGCTCCAGCGCATCGCCGAAGTCGGCCTCGCGGTGCTGGTCTACCGCCTGATTCCGGCGCTGATCATCGCGTGGCAGACGGCGGGCGCGGCGGCGGTGACGGCAGCCAGCACCACGGCAGCAGCATGGGCCACGGCCAACCTGTCCGTCTCGAACGCCATCGCCACGGTCGGCAAGCTGCGCGTGGCCTTCGGCGTGCTCGGCGCGGCCATCATCGGCTGGGAGATCGGGACGTGGCTGTCCGAGAAATTCGAGATCGTCCGCAAGGCGGGCATCTTCATGGTGAAGGTGCTGATGACGGGCATCGAGCACCTGCGCTTCCAGTGGGAGGTGTTCGCCGCCATCTTCACGTCCGACACCATTGCCGAGGCCACCCAGCGCCACAACGAACGCCTGACGGAGATGAATCGCATCTTCGCCGAGATGTACGCGGACGCCACGGAGGGCGCGAACGCCGCCAAGGGCGCGATGGACACCGCAGCGACCGCCGCCGAGGAAATCGCCAAGCGCTTAGAGGCCGTGCGCCAGGGTACGCAGGAAGCGGTCGGACGCGGCATCGAGGCCGTTCACGCCGCATTGCAAAAGCTCAAATCCCGGCTGGGCGAGGTCGAACAGGCCATCGGCAAGGCCCAAGGCGTGGTCAACGACGCCACCGCCAAGATGGCCGAGGCCTACAAGGGCTTCACCGCCATCGTCGAGGCCAATCTGCAAACGCAGATCACGGCGGTGAAGGCGCGCTACGACCAGGAGAAGGCGGAACTGGAGCGCACGCAGCAGTCCGAAACCGCCAAGATCACCAAGTCCACGCAACTGCTCACCGAGGCGCTGACGCAGCAGGCGACGCTGCGCCGTCAGGCCACCACCGAAACGCTGGGCCTGATCGATCAAGAAACGCAGGCGCGCAAGGACGCCGCCGCACGGCAAGGCCAGACCGAAGAGGAACGCCGCGCCAACGTGCAGCGGGTCGAGAACGACATTCTGGCCACCAAACGCCAGACGCTCACGCAGGCACTGGCCGAGTACCGTCAGCACATCGATGCACTGAACGCCGAGGCCAACCGGCATCTGGCCGAAGTGCAGCGCATCGAGGAGGCCAAGCGCCAGTTGTCGATGTCCACGGAGGACCGCATCCGCGACATCCGCCGCCAGGGCATGACGGAGTACGAGGCCACCGAGGATCGCAAGCGCCAGATCGCCGAGATGCAAGAGCAGGCACGGCGGGCGCTGGCCAATGGCGAACTGGAACAGGCCCGCCAGCTCGCGCAGAAAGCGATGGACATGGCCGCGCAGGTGGCCACCAGCCAGACCAACGAAGCCAAGCGCGGCGAAGAAGCGCGCAAGCAGTCCGAACAGGCGGTGTCGCAGGCCACGCAGTTGGAGGCGCAGTCGCGCGAGGCCTACCGTCGGCAGGAGTACCAGCAGGCCACCGATCTGATGCGGCAGGCCGATCAGTTGCGGGCTGAACTGGCGCAAAAGGCCCGGGACGCCGACACGCAGGCGGCACAGGGCAAACAGGGCGTGCGTGACGCCATCGACCGCATCCGCCAGTCCGAGGAAATCCTCAACCAGACGCTGGATGCCGAAGCGAAGGCGCACCAGACGGCGGCGCGCTCGGCGATCACCGCACGCGATGAGATTCAGCGCACGCTGATTGAGACCACGCGCCAGATCGACGACATCACCGCCAAGCTCAAGGACGGCCTGAAGCTCACGCTCGATGCCGACACCACACGCTTCGACAAGGCTCTCACCGATCTGGACAAGGCACTGGCCGAGAAGGAATACCTGCTCCAGATTCAGGCCGACCTGCAGGAAGCGGAGAAGAAGCTCAAGGAATACGAGGCGCTGCTCAAGGAAGGCAAGACGCTGCCGGTCGATGCCGATGTGTCCAAGGCGAAGGAAGCACTGGACAAGCTCAAGGCCTACGCCGACCAGAACGCGCAGTTCGAGTTGAAGGTGGTCACCGAAAAAGCGCAGGCCGCGATCACCAACGTCGACGGGATGATCAAGGCGCTGGATCGCATCCAGACCGAATCGCACCACGCCATCCAGCACAACGCCGATGCGGCGCGCGCCGAGGTGATGAGCCTGAACGGCATACACACCACGAGCACGCACACGATCTACGTCACCAAGGTGGAAACCAATGCCACCGGGGGGCTGGTCGGCGCTGGGGGTGGCGGCGTGCGGCACTTTGCCGACGGCGGCGCAGTGGCTCCGGCCTTTCCCCGGATGGGCGGCGGCACCGTGCCCGGCTCCGGCCACCACGACACCGTGCCGCGCACGCTCGACGCCGGGGCCTTCGTGATCCGCAAGGCGGCGGTGCGCAAGTACGGCGCGGGCCGTCTGGCGAACCTCGCTCGGGGTGTGGCGCACTTCGCGCGCGGTGGGCAGGTTGGTGGCGGCGATCCGCCCAAGCGCAATCGGGAGGCCGTCGAGGCACTGAAGATGATCGACCTCGGCCTGCAGGGGATGAACGAGTACACCAGCTGGCTGCAGTACAAGTACGGCGCGGCGGTCAGCCTGAACATGAAGTCCGACACGATGCGCAACTACGGCCAGCAGGCGCAGCAGGATCGGCGCACGCTGGATGAGTTCATCGACCGCAAGACGCTCACCGGCAACGAGAACCAGAACCTCCAGCGCATCAAGCAGACGTGGCGGCAGGCGATGGCGCAGCCGTTGATCTGGGGCAAAGACCTCGAGCGCGAGCTGATCGACTACATGGAAAGCCTGGACGGCCAGTTCCTCGCGCGCGGCGGTCTGGCCAAGTCCGACACCGTGCCCGCGATGCTCACGCCGGGCGAGTTCGTGGTCAACCGCAGCGCCGTCGCGCGGCTGGGCGCGGGCTTCTTCGAGGCCATCAACAACCTGTCCGCGCCCGCGCAGGCACTGGCAGGCCACACGCTCGCCAGCGTGCAGGGCTTCGCCAGCGGCGGCTTGGTGCAACCCATCGGCGCGAACGTGCCGCGTCCGGCATTGAACGAGGCCAGCACGCCCATGCGCACCGTGCGCGTCGAACTGGCTGCGGGCGGCCAGCAGGTCACCGCCACCGTCGATGGCCGCGACGAAGCGCGCCTGCTGCAACTGCTGGACGCGGCGCGCGCCCGCACTACCTGAGTTCGATTCCCATGCAACTGAAGAACCTCGCTACCGGGGTGGCTCTGCCATTGCCGGATGACTTGCTGTGGGCGGACGAACACGCGTGGTCGCCCGCCGTCGCCTCCGTGTCCTACCTGCTCACCGGCGCGCTGCTGGTGCAGTCGGCCACACGGCAGGCGGGCCGCCCGATCACGCTGGTCGGGCCTTCCGACATGGCGTGGGTGACGCGCGCGGCGGTGAACCAACTGCACGGCTGGGCGGCTGCGCCGCTCACGGCCAGCAGTGGCCGCTTCGAGCTGACCTTGCGCGATGCGCGCGTGTTCACGGTGGCCTTCCGCCACGCGGACACCGCTGTGGACGCCGAACCCGTGCTGGGCTTCCCGGCGCAGGCCGACACCGATTTCTACCGCATCACCTTGCGGCTGATGCAGATCTGACCCACTGGAGAATTCCATGCCCATTCTTGCAGGCGACGTGAAGCTGGTCGCCAGTCAGGTGATGGACGACGTCGCCGAAGGCGGCGGCGCGCCCACCGCCAACGTCATCGTCGATGGCGCGAGCAACTCGCTGTTCAACGACATCTCGGAGCTGGATCGCGCGGGCGGCCGCGTGAACCTGCGCAAGGTGTTCGCCAGCATCCAGACCGACACCACCGACACCTACCTCGGCGGCAACGTCGTCGTCTCCGATCCGCCCGGCGACCCGCGCGTGGCCGTCACCATCTTCTCCACCGAGCAGGTGTTCGACCGCCGCACGCAGGCGCGCGACCGCATCGAGGCCTATCTCAACAAGGGGTCGATGTGGAACGGTTATCTGCTGGAAAACCACATCGCGGGCCAGCGCAGCATCCAGTTGTTTCAGCGGGTTGGCGCAGAGCTGCCGACCATCGGCAAGACCCTGTTTCTCGTGATGAACGAAGGGCTGGCCAATGAGTATGCGCAGTACATCCGCATCACCCGCATCGAGTCGGAAACCCGTACCTTCAGCTACGGCTCGGGCAGCAGCATTCAGGACTACCAAGCGGTGGTCGTCACCTGCGATCTGTCGGACGCGCTGCGCTACGACTTCGCAGGCTCGCCGCCGGATCGGTTATTCACGATGGCCACTGGCAAGACCAAGACCCGCGACACCGTGGTGGCCGATGCCGCCAAGTATTGCGGCGTGGTCAAGACCACCCAGCCAGTCGCCATCGGCGATGTGGCCGCCAGTGTCACCAGCGTGTTCACGCAACTGGTGCCCTCGGCGCAGACCGAAACGCCGCTGCTCGACCTGACGGCGGGTGGTACCTCGGAAACCCTGATCGAATCGGACAACGGCACGGTTTCCTATACCTCGGCGGTGGCGTTCAATTCCTCGACCGTGCTCTCGGTCGGCAATGCCATCCAGCCTGGGACGCTGTCGATCAGCGTCAGCGGCGCGACGCTCACCGACAACGGCGGCGACCTGATGTCGGGCGCGACCGTGGTCGGCACCATCAACTACGTGCGCGGCCAGATCATGTTGGCCTCCAGCGCGCCGACTTATTCGGGCACCAAGACCATCAGCTTCCGGCCTGCCGCCGCGCCGATCCGCGTGGCCGACACGGCGGGCGTGCGGGTGGACATCGAGAGCCGCTCGTACAACTACATCCTGACCATCGTGCCCAGCCCATCGCCGGGCACCCTGCAAGTGAGCTACCGCGCGCAGGGCAAGTGGTACGACCTGCGCGACAACGGCGCGGGCGTGCTCAAGGGCGTCAGCCCGGAGTACGGCGTCGGCACCGTGAGCTACGCCACCGGCACGGTGGCCGTGACGCTGGGCGCGCTGCCCGACGTGGGCAGTGAGATCGTCTATGCGTGGGGCGGCAAGGCCAACTACTTCAACCGCGCATCCAGCACCATCGCGCCGCCGTCAGTGGCCCTGCAACTCACCAACGCAGGCGTCACGCCGGGGTCGGTGTCCATCACCTGGAACGACGGCACGGCGCGCAACGCCACCGACAACGGCAAAGGCGTGATCAGCGGCAACGCCACCGGCACCATCAACTACCAGACCGGCCTGATCCAGATCACGCCGACCACGCTGCCTGCGGGCGGCCAGACCTACAGCGTCGCCTATACGTGGGGGCCGCCCAACGAGGAGGAATTCCACGCGCCGCTGCGCAACGGCGACGGCAGCATCGACGTGGAGGTGGATTTCGACGGCCTGATTCCGGGAACAGTCGAGCTGGAGTGGAACCTGCTGATCGACCTGTACGAGTACATCTCGACCACGCCCGCCGAGCTGCAACTGATCCGCCAGATCGACCCGATCAAGATCGTCAAGGATGACGGGTTGGGCGTGCTGCGCGATCCGCAAGGCACGGCCTTCGGGACGGTGAACTACAGCACCGGCGTCGTCCACTTTGCACCCGACACCACAGTGCGCATTCCGGTGGCGCGCTACAGCGTCACGCAGATCGGCTGGACGCGGGTCAACAACGCAACTGTGCCGGTGTACCGCAACCTGTTCACCCATTGGGAATACATCACGGCAGGCGCGTCGATGCCGGTGGATGAAAGCGGTCTGGTGAAAGTGCGCTATCGCGCGGCGGGAACGTCCAACGCCACGAACGACAGCCTCACGGCGGGCGCTCTGGCCATTGACCTCACGCCGAGCTTTGCCGAGAACATCGTGCCCGGCAGCATCTGTTTCACACTGGGCGGCAAGACCTATTTCGACCGGCTGGGCAGCCTGTACTACGACCTGAACCCGGTGACGGGCGCGGCGACGCTGGCAGGCGGCATCAACTACGCCAACGGCGCGGCCAGCATCACGGCGTGGGTGCCTGCCGCCGCCAACGCGGTGGCGCTGCGCTCGCTGCTCACCACGCTGGACGGCTCGCCGGTCGATGAGGTGACCTTCCGCGTCCCGGCCTCGCCGGTGCGCCCGTCCAGCCTGCAAATCCTCGCCACGCGGCTGACCGGCGGCACGATCAACGTCAGCGCCAACAACAACGGCGACATCACCGGCACCGACGTGCTCGGCTCCATCGACTACGAAACCGGCGTGGTGCGCGTGCGCTTCGGCGCGTGGGTGGTGGCGGCTGGCAATGAAGGACAGAGCTGGTACGACCCGAATGCCGTGGTCACCCTCGACGGCGTGGCGAAAATCTTCAAGCCAGTGCCGGTGTTCGCCGACACCATCAAGTACAACGCCGTCGCCTATTCCTACCTGCCGCTGGATGCCGACATCATCGGCCTCGACCCGGTGCGGTTGCCGCAAGATGGACGTGTGCCGATCTTCCGCGCGGGCGACTTCGCCGTTATCGGCCACACCGCCACCGTGGGGCCGCTCGCCGTCACCAGCGGGCAGGTCGTGGACTGCGGCCGCCAGCGCCTGTCGCGGGTGCGCGTGCTGGACGGCAACGGCGCGGTCGTCACCGCCGACTACAGCGCCGATCTCGAAGCAGGCATCGTCACCTTCGGCGTGGTCACGGGCCTCGTGCAGCCGCTCACCGTCGAGCACCGCATCGAGGACATGGCGCAGGTGTCGGATGTGCAGATCTCCGGGCGGCTGGCCTTCACGCGCCAGATCACCCACGACTATCCCATCGGCGCGCACATCTCCTCGGCGTTGGTGTCGGGCGACTTGCGCGCCTACGTCTCCAACCTGTTCGACCAGACCACGTGGAACGGCACATTCCTCGATGCCATCACCGGCAGCGCGGCCACCGCCACCTACAACGACGTGCTCGCCCCCATCGTGGTGACGAACGCCGGGGCGATCACCGAACGCTGGGCGATCCAGTTCACCAACGCCACCTCGTTCAACGTCATCGGCGAGCACGTCGGCGTGATCGCCACTGGCACCACGGGCAGCGACATCGCGCCGATCAACCCGGCCACCGGCAAACCGTACTTCACGCTCGCCGCCATTGGCTGGGGATCGGGCTGGGCCACCGGCAACGTGCTGCGCTTCAACACCACCGGCAGCCTGTTCCCGGTGTGGGTGGTGCGCACCATCCAACAAGGCCCGGAAACCGTCATCAACGACGCCTTCACCTTGCTGGTGCGCGGCGACGTGGATCGTCCTTGAGAGGAATGCCATGAGCAACAAGGTCAAATGGATGCACAACGCGTTCGCCGGAGCGCCCGTGCTGACCAACAACTGGGGCAGCCTGACGGCACTGCTCGATGCCTGCATCGTCACCGGCTTCAACCTGAAAACCGTGATGGCGCTCGCGCGCACGGGCGACGTGGCCACGGCGACCATCGGCACCGGCCACGGCTTCGTGGTCGATCAGGTGGTGCTGGTGGAGGGCTGCGACCAGCCGTCCTACAACGGTGAATTCACGGTCACGGCCATCACCTCGACCACGGTGAGCTTCCGTGTGGATGTCGATGGAGGAGAACCCGCGTCGCCCGCCACCACGCAGACCAGCATCACGATGAAGATCGCGCCGCTGGGCTTCGAGACCGTGTTCACTGGCACCAACAAGCGCGTCTACCGCAGCCCGAATCCGCTGTCGAACCGGCATTACCTGCGCGTGGACGACAGCCTGCCCGAAGGCTACACGACGACGTGGGCCAAGTTCGCTCGCGTGACCATCGCCGAAGGGATGGCCGACATCGACACCTTCGTCGGTGCGCAAGCGCCGTTCACGCCCGGTGCGCCCACGCGCAACGAGGTGCCGTCCGGCAGCGGGACGGCGATGTATACGGGCTGGTTCAAGTGGTACTACGCGCGTTCGAACGCCTACGAGAACAACGGGGACAGCGGCGCAGGCGCGCGCAGTTGGGTGCTGGTGGGTGATGATCGGGGATTCTTCCTCGCCAATTCCTCTGGCCTTGGCGGCGACAAGCGCGTGCTGCACGCCTTCACCGACTTCGACAGCTACAGGGCCGGTGACAACTTCGCGTCCTATCTGATTGCCACAGAAAACTACAGCCCTGCGGGCAGTGGCAACTACTTCAGCTACCCCTCTCAGTTTGCCTACTCGGCTCATTCGCTGGACACCACAGGCAAGATTTGCCTGCGCGACTACACCGGCATCGGCGGCAACGTGCGCATCGGGATGCTCTCGCTCAACGACCAGAACAGCCAGAATGTCTCGGGTCGTTCCGCCGCCATCCCGTTCCCGAACGGCCCGGACTATGGGCTGATCATCCACCCGATCTACCTGCGTGAATCGGGCGGCCATCTGCGCGGCACGCTGCCGGGGATGTTCTGGGTTCACCAGAACCAGCCCTACGGCCATCTGACGAAGATCGACAACGTCATCGGCTACGAGGATCGAAAGTTCCTCTACGTGACGGTGGACTACGGCAGCGAAGGAAACACCAGCGGCTTCATGTTCGACATCACCGGGCCGTGGAGGCATTGATCGATGGCGTATCCGTTCGAGGAGGATTTCGCCACTGGCATCCCTTCCGGCTTCGCCAGCAACGGCGGCAATGGCGGCATCACGGCTACGTGGAACGGGGCGCAGCAGGCGGTCGATCTGGTGTTCAACAACGCCCAGAATTTCTGGCGGCTGACGGATGCGCCGCTGTCCACCGACCTCTGGTTCGAGATGGACGTGGAGATCGTCGCATCGGCTGCGCCACCACCGCACTTCGGCTTCTGGCTCTGGACGGGCGTGGCGACCTACGAAGGGCATCGCCTGTGCGTCTACAACAGCAATTGGGCGCATTCGTACTGGACGAGTGGCGGCTCCGAGTCCGAGAACATCGCCGAGGCGTGGGCGGGCTGGGCCGTGGTCGGCGCGCGGCGCACGCTGCGGCTCGACGTGAAGCGTCAAGCCAATCTGGGCGTGTGGCTGCTGCAACTGTCGGTCGATAGCGAAGTGGTCTGGCGCGACTACAAGCGGTGGTATGCGTCGTTCCGACCCTGCATCTTCGGCTACGGCATCACGCTGCGCCTGCACCGCGTGGCAGGCGACGCACCAACCGTGCTGGAGGAAGCGCCCGTTCCCGCGCATCGGCGTCTGCCCGTCGCGCTGGCACACCGCGTCCTCGTGCCGGAGAACGCGGCGGCGCAGCGTTTCGTGCATCGCGGCCTGCGTCCGCTGCTCGGCAATCGCAACCACTACTACCACGGCGGCCACCGCATCGCAGGCACGGTGAAGCACCGCGTGAGGGGTGTGATCGCCGATGAGCCGCTGCGACGGCGCGTGCTGCTGATCGACCAAGCCACCTACGTCGTGGTGCGCGAGACGTGGAGCGATGCGGTCAGCGGCGCGTACTCGTTCGACCACATCGACGCCGTGCCGCGCTACCTCGTCATCGCCTTTGACCACGAACGCCAGCACCGCGCGGTCGTCGCCGACAACCTGCGCGCCCAACCCATGACGGAGATGTCCCTGTGATCCAGATTTCCAACGCGCTGGGCGACTACCGCCTGAACGCCGTCGTCAACTTCCTCGCCATCGGCACGCAGAACGCGAGCGTGCGGATCTACGGTGGCGCGCGCCCAGCCTTGGGCGCAGCCCCAAGCGGCGACCTGCTGGCAACCATCGTGCTGGTCGAACCCATCGGTGCGGTCGAAGATGGCCTGTTGAGCATCACGCCCACCGGCGAGGCGCTGATCGAAACCGGCGGCGTGGCGACGTGGGCGCGCATCGTCAATGGCGACGGCACGCTGGCGTGGGACTGCGACGTGTCTGATCTGGACGGCGCGGGCGAGTTGCGCCTACCGTCCACCACGCTGTACGCAGGGGGCTACACCCGCATCGTGTCCGGCCTGCTGGGGTAATCCATGAGCGAGCCCGGCGATGTCATCCTCGCCGCGACGCTGCCGGAACTGAGTTTCACCGCCACCGCGATCCCGAACGCCGATGCAGCGCTGATCGGCACGCTGCCCGCACTGGTGTTCGCGGCGCAGGCAGTGCCGGTGACGGACGTGGCGCTGGCGGGCACCTTCCCGCCGCTGGCGATGGTGGCCGAGGCGTGCTACCAGTCCTACGCGGTACGCCCGGTCACCGGCCAGAGTGCCACCCGCTGGCAGCACGCGAGCGAACACAGCGCCGGGGCCGAGGATCGGCGCGAGGCTACCGTGCGCGAACACGCGCCCACGCGCACGCCGTGGCAGGCGGCTGGCCTACAGGTAGTGGGCGTGGAGTTTCGACGCCACAGCGCGCGCGTGCGTGCGCCCGTGGCCAGTCGGGCGTGGCATCAAGAGGCGGTGCCAGTGCAAACCGGTGGGCGCGCGGGTCACGCCGATGCCATCCGGCTGCGTGCGGCGCGCAGCTCAGCCTTCGAGGAGGCCATCCGCGCCGAGTGGCTGCGCTGGGTCATCAGCCATCAGGACACGTGGCGCGACCGCCGCTTCACGGCTGTCTCGCTCTACCAGGAGGCGCTTCGGCACACCGGGCACTTCCACGTCGAGGGCATCCACAGCGCAGATTACCTGCGCCGCTGGTGGGCCTCGCTCTGGCAGGCGGCGATGCGTCCGCTGCCGGGGCGTCATCCGCCGGTGCCGTTCGTGCCGCCGGAGGGGCCAGCCTGCTACCTGCCGAACGCACATCTGCTGTTCACCGAGGACGCCGCCATCGACGGCGATCTGTTGTTCGTCTGCGAGCACTACGACCAGCCTGAGGCGGGGTCGGTGCTCGTTCCCAACCGGAGGGTGTATTTCGTGATCAATGAGGTGACGCTGACGCGCTGGCCGGATGGCACCCCGGTGCCGGTGCTGGGCCTGTCGCTGTCGCTGGATGCCGATTCGTGGGCGTGGGGCTTCGAGGCCACGTTGCCCGTGATCGCCGAAGCGCTGGTCGTGCCCGAGGTGGGTGCCGCGCCGGTCGAGCTGATCGCCACCGTCAACGGCACCGCCTTCCACGTTCTGGCCGAGAACCTGAGCCGCGAGCGCGTGTTTGGCGACGCCAGCATCCGCATCACCGGACGCGGGCGCAGCGCGGCGCTGGCCGCACCCTATGCGCCGGTCATCACCTTCGCCAACACCGAGCCGCGCAGCGCGCAGCAGTTGATGGAGGACGTGCTGACCATCAACGGCATCCCGCTGGGCTGGACGGTGGATTGGGCGCTGACCGACTGGCTGGTGCCCACGGGCGTGTTCGCCAAGCAAGGCACGTGGATCGAGGCGCTGAACACCATCGTCGGCGCGGTGGGCGGCTACCTGCTGCCGCATCCGTCCGAGAAGATTCTGCGGGTGCGCCACCGGGACCCGGTCGTGCCGTGGGACTGGTGGACGGATGTGACGCCGGACTTCGTGCTGCCGGTGGATGTCGTGGCACGCGAATCGCTGCGCTGGATCGACAAGCCCGCCTACAACCGCGTGTTCGTGGCTGGCCAAGAAACCGGCGTGCTCGGCCAGGTCACGCGCACCGGCACGGCGGGCGACGTGCTCGCGCCGATGGTGGTGGACGCGCTCATCACTCAAGCAGCGGCGGCACGCCAGCGCGGCATCGCCATCCTGTCGGACACGGGCCGCCAGATCGAAGTGACGCTGCGCCTGCCGGTGCTGCCCGAAACCGGAATCATCGAACCGGGAGCCTTTGTGGCCTATCAGGACGGCGGCGTGGCGCGGCTGGGCATCGTGCGCTCGACGCGCGTCGAAGCGGGTCTGCCGGAGGTCTGGCAGACCCTGGGAGTGCAGAGCCATGCATAACCTCTACCAGCAGTTCCGGCAGTTGCTGCCCGACGCGCCGCTGCAAGCGGGCACCGTGCTCGAAATCGGTGGGGGCGTGGCCTTGGTGGTGCTCCCCGGCGGCGGCCTGATCCGGGCGCGTGGCAACGCCACCGTGGGCCAGACCGTTTTCGTGCGCGACGACGTGATCGAGGGCGTCGCGCCGTCGCTGCCGATGGAAGTCATCGACATCTAAACCGTTCCCTCAACAACCCTCGTTCCCCCTGAAACCCGCTCTGGTGCTTCGGCATCGGGCGGGTTTTGCATTTCTGGAGAAAACCAATGACCGAAGAAACCCAACCCGCCGCCCTTGTGGAGAACATGCTGCTTCTGCGCAAGGAGGACTTCGACGATCTGCTCGACCGTGCCGCCGAGCGTGGAGCCGAGCGTTGCCTCGCCCATCTCGGGCTGGAGAACGGCCACGCCGCGAAGGACATCCGTGAACTGCGCGATCTGCTGCAAGCGTGGCGCGATGCGCGGCGCACCGCGTGGCAGACCGCTGTGAAGGTCATCACCACCGGCATCTTGGCCGCACTGCTGGTCGGTGCCGCCATCAAATTGAAGCTGATGGGAGGTGCGCAATGAACTGCCGCATCTGCCTGCTCGATGACTGGCGGCGCGTGTTGCGTCGTGCGTGGAGCATCCGCTTATCGCTGTTGGCCGCTGCCTTCACGGCGGCGGAAGTGGTGGTGCCGATCTTCGGCGACGTGCTGCCGCGCGGCGCGTTCGTGCTGCTGGCCTTCGCCGCCAGCATCGGCGCGACCGTGGCGCGCATCGTGGCCCAGCCGGAGATGCGCCAATGACCCGGCCACCCACGCCAACATCGCGTAAGGCCGTGGCCGCGCTGACGCTGTCCGCCGCCGCGCTGGTCGGCATCGTGCTGCACGAGGGCTATACCGACCGCGCGGTGATTCCGATCAAGGGTGATGTGCCGACCATCGGCTTCGGCACCACCACCGACGTGAAGCTGGGCGACACCACCACGCCGCCGAAAGCGCTGGCGCGGGCGCTCACGGATGTGCAGAAGTTCGAGGGTGCCCTGAAAAGCTGCGTGACCGTGCCGCTGGCCCAGCACGAGTACGACGCGCTGGTCAGTTTCTCCTACAACGTCGGCAGCCGCGCGTTCTGCCAGTCCACGCTGGTGCGAAAGCTCAACGCCGAGGACTACGCCGGGGCGTGTTCCGAGTTGCTGCGCTGGCGATTCTTCCTGGGCAAGGACTGCGCGCTGCCTGCCAATGCGCGCTTGTGCGGCGGGTTGGTAACGCGGCGGCAGGCCGAGTACCGCCAGTGCCTCGGGGAAACGCCATGAGCCTGATCCCGTGGCCGTACCTCTGGCTGCCCCTCGTCCTGCTTGCCGTCGCCTTGATCGGGTTCGGCTGGATCAAGGGCGCGGGCCACGTTCAGGCCCAGTGGGACGCCGCCGTCCAGCAACAAACCCTGCAAGCTGCCGCCGTTCGAGAGCGGCAGGCGCAGGCTACCGTCAAGGTCGTCACCGAGTACATCGACCGCGTCCGCGTCGTCCGCGAGAAGGGCGACACCATCATCAAGGAGGTTCCCGTCTATGTGCCCATTCAAACCGATGCTGCTTGCACTATCAACCGTGGCTTTGTGCGCCTGCACGACGCTGCCGCCGCCGGTGATCTGCCCGAACCCGCCCGAGATGCTGATGCGGCCGCCGCAGGCATTGCGCTCTCTGCCGTCGCCGGAACCGTTGCCACCAACTATCAGACCTGCCACGAGAACGCCGAGCAGTTGAGGGCGCTGCAAGCGTGGGCACAAGACATGACGGTGACAGCCAAATAGCGCCTGGGTGCTGGCAATCGACCCGAGAGCAGGATCACCGCTATCGTGGACTTCATCTTCAGCTTTGGGGTGGGGCGGTTGTAGACTTCGACGCTGCGCCGACGGGTTAACGAGCGAGCCTGGACTGCGGCCAGTCATGAATTGCGCAGGTGGGGCTATGGCGGAGGAAGAGCGCTGCCTGGGCTGGTTGCTAGACGCACTGTAGAGGCAGCATTCCTCTCCAGAGAGATTACTTCCTAGTCTTCGGCTGCGTTTGTGCTGGCGCTTTGCCTCGGCTCGGCGCAGGTAGGGGGCTTGTCCGGGCTAGGAATGTTTACTCGAACTACGGTGGCATTTCTCATTAGATCACTCAAATTACCGGAAACAGCCGTGCTGGTGAGCGAAGCATTACCCGCCGAAGAATTGGACTGAAAAAACCCGCGAGCATCTGCTGTGGGTTGAAAGTAGTTCATGATGTCTTTCTCCATCCTTCGAATTTTCGATTGTCATTGATCATGTCTTGCATGAAAGGCCCTGCTGGCCCGACTTGCTGGGTGGCAGTTTTTGTCAATGTACCTTCCGACAGAAACTTATGACTTCCGGTCTTGACGCTTTCGATGGTCGCTCGCGGAAGTGCATAGTCAGTTGTCTGGTTTGCGCCCAACAGACTGTATGGATCGTATGGTTCCAGCAGCTTGAGCTCATCAACATAGCTGAGATGCAGCTTCCTCAATAGGCCGTAAAGCTCGTCAGACGGGTTTTCAATATTAAGACCAAGATCGCGAGCCTCTCTTCGATTGATAGTGTAATCATGGCTGCCGGACTCAGCGCAAAGAAAATCGATGATTTCTTTGGTCTTTTGTTCGTCTTCAACTTGGCGCTTCAGGAGCTTCTTGGCCAGAAATCTAATTTGCTCCCGAGATCTGAATATCTGCCCAAGTACGAGAGGATGCACCTTATTTGATAGGTCAACAAGAATTTGAGTCAGGCTGGACGCATCCTTGATGCCAAGTTCCGTCGCTGCATCCAAATACCCTCTGATCGCCTCCACACTCACCGGGGCCTTGACGTGAGGCGCATTGGGTATCAACGGATTGAGAGGGTGATTAATGCTTGGGTCGATCGGGCCGAGAGCCGCTTGCTTCGTCATGACAATTTTGTTTGCCCCGAGCGAGATCAATGTTCCGGCGCTTAAGGCCTTTGCGGTAATAATTACCTCAAGCTCATCGCAGAATGTATGAAGCAAATTTACAAGACGCCAAGCAGCAGCCGTATCTCCTCCATTCGTATGAAGAAGTAGCGATATCTTTTTTGTTGGGCCGATTTCATCTAAGTGCTCAACAAATAGATCAATGATCTCGGGAGAGATTTGCGTTTCCAGCTGTCGTCTATCCCCGGTTACGTAAGATATAACCGCAGAGTCTCTGCATTCGGCAATGGCTTTTAGTGTTGCTTTTCTGGACTTATAGCTCGACACCGGTCTATTCCTTCATTTTGATTCGGGACATCTGCGAAGCGCAGATGTGCACCGAACACCTCATAATACCAACGTACCAACGCTATGATGCACTGGCGTCGGTTCCATCTTACAAAATCTCAACATACCCAATCAGCTCCGCCGAATAGCTGCCATCGCCATTCGCGGCTCCCTTGTGCTTCAGTTCCCGCTGCAGGGTCGGCTCAACGGCGTGGGTGAACAGGTCGTTCCGCTGCTCGGGTCGGAACAGCGGTGTGGCGGGCGGTGCTTGCAGGAATTTCTCGCACAGGCGCTCGACCGCCGGAACGCGCGTGCCGTCTTGCTTGACTGCGATGGGCTGCACCACCACGCGGCGTTCGCCCTTGCCAGCCGATGTCTCGACCATCCACAGCGACAGCAGCACCGGTTCGTCCACGTCGCCGGACACGGCGATGCCGACTTCCTCCGGCGGCACGCTGCGCCAGCGGCCCAGTTCCTCTTGCACCAAAGGGTGATCCAAGCCCATCAATTGCAGGTCGTCCTGATTCGTCGCGGCTTCGCGGCTCAGGGTGAAACGGGCGCGGCGCGTGCCTTCGACGGTGACGAGGTCGTAGGTTGCATCGTCCACCTTGACCAGCTTCTGCTGGCGATCTGCCACTGCCGCCGAGAGGAAGCGCACCAGTCGATCCAGACTGGATGACACATCCGAGAAGGGCTTGTAGTCATCGAGACTGAAGCCGTCGAGGTCTTGGAACAGGTCGAACACCACCTGCCGCGCCTCGCGGGAATTCGACAGCGCCGCCTCCAGCTCCACCTGCGTGCGCTTCAATTCCGGGTCGGACAGCGCTTCCTGATACAGCCGGTCGTAGTTCAACCGTTCCGACAACTGCCCAAGAATCTGTGCGCGCAGGTCTTCGGCCACGTTGCCCTGGTCATCCACCTTGCCGACCGTGCGGGCGATTTCGGTGAGCTTTTCATCCAACAGCAGGAAGATGCGGCCCTCAATGGTGTCCGACAGCACAAGGTTGTAAACCTGCGCGGTGTCGCGCTGACCGTAGCGATGGATGCGCCCGATGCGCTGCTCCATGTCCATCGGGTTCCACGGCAGGTCGAAATTGAACAAGACGCGAGCGAATTGCAGGTTGATGCCTTCGCGTCCAGCCGCCGTGCAGACCAGCACGCGCGGGCCATCCTTCTGGCGAAAGCGCCGCTCCGCCGCCACCTTCGCGCCGTGGTCACCACCGCGCAGCACGGTAACGCCCTGGCCGGGGAAGGTCTGCTCGATCTCGCGGGCGATCATGTCCACCGTGCCGAGGTAGGTGGCGAAGATCACGATCTTCTCGTTGGGGTTCTGCCGCCACAGCGTGCCCAAGCCATCGAGCAGCTTCTGCATCTTGGTTTCGCGCTCCGCCGGGAACAGGCGCAACAGGTCGCCAATACGCAGGCGTTCCTCGGGAAGATGCAGGTTCACCACCGCCGACGCGGCTTCTTCCGCGTGCGTGGCCGAATACTCGCTGGCGTAAGGGTCGGAGGCCATCTCCAGCGCCTCTTCGTCCAGCTTCTTCACCAGCCGGTACTTCAGATCGGCCAGCACACGATCCACTTCACTGCGCCCGACGCTGTCGCGGGGCAGGCCAAATTCCTCGTGGATCAGCTCGCGCGCTTCCTCGGTCAGGCGCTCGCGGCCTTCGATGTCCAGTTCCTTGTCGCGCAGGAACGCCTCGTGCAGCGTCAGCATCAGCAGGCGGCGCTTGAGCGTGCGGCGCACGGCGGCAAAGCTCGACGCTGCGATCTTCTGGAAGATCGCCATCAGGAAGCCCAGCGCACGCCCCTGGTTGCCTTGGCGGCGCGCAAGGTCGAAACCGTCCTCCAGGTACTCGCGCAGCTTCTCGTAAAACAGCCGTTCGGTCTGGTTCATCACGAAGGACTCGGTATGAACCCAGCGCCGTGCAAACAGCGGCGAGCCATCCGGCTGGCAGGCGTCGGCCTTGGTGCGGCGGAACATCACCGTGTTGAGCCGGTGCCGTTCTTCCAGCATTTCTTCGGGGCTGCGGAACAGCGTCGGGTTCAGCAGTTGCGCCAGCATCCAGAACTGGAAGTGATTGCCCTGGTGCGGCGTGGCCGACAGCAGCACGAGATCACGCGAATGATCTTTCAGCGCTTCGGCCAGCTTGTAATTTTCGGTTTTGCGCACCTTGCCGCCGGTGCGGTAGGCGGTCAGGTGATGCGCTTCGTCGAACACCACTAAATCCCAGCGCGGCGCGTCCAGCAGGCGCTTGATGCGCGCCGGGCGCTTCAGGGTGTCGATGCTGGCGATCAGCCGGTCGTGCTTGGCGAAGGCATTGGTCTTGCGGTCGGTGATGTCGCCTTCGGAGCCGAACACCTCGAAGTCGAGATTGAACACCTCGTTCAATTCCCGATGCCAGTTGTTCACGAGGCCCGCAGGCACCACCATCAAGGCGCGGGTCAATTCGCCCCGGCTGGCCAACTCGCGCAGGATCAGCGCGGCTTCGATGGTCTTGCCCAAGCCCACCTCGTCGGCGATCAGATAGCGCCGGGGTGAGGCGGTGGCGATGCGGTGCGTCAGCACCACCTGATGCGGCAACAGGTCGATCTTGGCCGAGGTCAGCGCCGAGGCGCTTTCCATCACCGGCAGCGCGTGCGCCTCGTAGGACAACCATGCCTTGCGCGACCGTTCCGCGCCGCCATCCACAGCGCGCAGGATGCGTTCGGTGCGCGTGAGTTCGCGCCGCAACGATGCCACCGGCACCCGGCGTTCGCCGACGCCAAAGAACGCGCGCAAATACCCGTCACGCGCCGGGTCAAGCACGACGCCTTGGCCGTACTCGTGGTGGGTGATGCGCTCGCCGGGTTGGAACAGGGCTTCAACGTCCGTCAC